CAAAGGGGCAGCAAGTAGGCCTTATTACAGATTTTGTTAAATATGATGCAAAAATTGCTCTTAAAGAAAATAAAGTTCAATTTGTAATGAGCAATATTTTGAGAGCTCAACAAAATACAGGTACATCAAGTAACAATGGTTTTAGGCAGGTTGGGACATGGGCTGGAGCACGTGCACCTGGTGTTATTGAAGCATTAGATGGAATAGCTCATAAATATCAAAATTGCGTTCAAACTAATTAAACAAGTAGGAAATAAAAACCCCGCTCTTGGCGGGGTTTTGTTTTATAAGGAGGAAATATGAAAGCAATTCAATTTAAGAAAACAGGCCAATACACCGGTAATCATGATGAAGTAACACGTTTACTGGGCGGCACAGTAACCTATGTTGGTCAACGTGGAAGAGAGGCAAATAAGACTTATGAACGAGATGGGGAAACTTTCCCTATCCAATTCGATGATTGGCTTGTAGATATTGAAGGTGTGGTTCTTGTTTTGAGCGAGAAGCAATATCAAGCGCTTAATTCAGTAGCTTATAAACCTATAGGTTTGGGTGAAGCAATTGGTCGGCATGTCAATGAGTACTTAAGTCAACAACAGCGACAAGGCGGTTTATTATCAAAGTAACCCACTCGAATGAGTGGGTTTTTTAATGGGAGTACAAAAGTGAAAAAGTACATTATGACTTTTCTGCTTGCTTTATTGATTGCTGTAGTTTTCTACATAAGTGCAAATTTAATTGATTTTAATCTAATTGAATATGCAACGGGTTTCGTCTTTGGATTGTCATTCACCCTCATTTTTAAAAAACAATCTAAGAGTTCTAAAGCTGCAGAGCTACTAAACAAACATGTAAAAGAATGGGCAGTTCGTGAAAGTAGGCGGGCAGGTTTATTGGCTCCAGATCAAGATACGAAGGATCTAGAAAATTGCAAAAAACGTTTTAAAGACAGATCAGAACCTATGAAAATTGATTGGCCAAAAAATCATGAGCAACCTTAAATTCACTTTCGAATGCGACTTAGACGGAAATAGTAATACTCAGCGCTTTAATACGTTATCAAGCAAATTTGGCGATGGGTATGAACAAAACATCTCAGTTGGTATTAATAACCGATCTGGTGAATGGACTTATCAAAGAACGGCTTATAAAGCCGAAATTATGCAAATCAAAGCATTCTTTGATGACCATAAAGGAGCTGACTCGTTTCTTTGGGATTCGCCTTTAGATGGTGAGGTTCGAGTTAAAACAGGTGAATATCAACCCCGTTGTTTAGGTGGTGATGTTTGGCAAATCTCAACGACTTTCACCCAAGTTTTTTACCCTTAATTTAAACCCCTTTAAAGACCCTTTTTAGGGGCTTTTTTTATGCGAGTAAGAAAATGACAATTCAAACAGTAAATCTAGGTTCAGCTCCGACTGGCGCAGGTGGTGATACATTCCGCTCTACTGGCGCAAAAATGAATGAAAACTTTACGAATAACACCCATGCAGCTAGTCGTTATGTAGGTACCGCTGCCGGGAATGTAATGGAAGTAGGTGCTTTTGGAGTTGGAAAGTCAATTCGACTGGGTAGTCAAAAATTATCAACATTGAGAGGAAATGGTAATGCCTTTTATTGGCAAAATAATGGTAATAATATTTCAAGTGCTGGAGACTATCCAGACAACAATTCTCAGGCAATTATTAATTTAGATATTAACGATTCAACTGATGCTTGTGCACAATTAAGCATAACACATAACTCCGATATGTATGTCAGGTCTGTAAACTGGAATGTAAATACGTTTCAGCCGTGGCGTAAAATTTTGTCGTCAAAAAATACAACAGTGGATGCAAATGGTTTCATCAAGTCAGCATCTCCGATTGTTAAGCTATTTGCCGATAAAATTGAGCCTAATGACGAAGCCTCTGAACAGCCTCTCTCTTTTGAAAAGCTCGATGTAGGGCACTACTTGCTAAAAGGAACGTCAGGTTTTGCGAAGGAAGGTTGGTGGATTGAAATTCCGACCGACACTCACGGCAATAAAATTTGTGCAGTTGAATATCAAACACTTGATAACGGTGATCTTGAAATTAAGACATTCAAGAAAAAGCTAAATGATGAGGGCGATATTGTTGCGAATCTCGATGCACCAATTGATATCCCAAATAACGCAAACGGTGAGCCGCGCTGGATTGATATTCGTTTAAACAGTATCAAGAAGACAATCGTCAGAAAAATTCCACGTACTGAAAAACAACCGCGTATGGTCCAGCAAGTAAAATATGCACCGCAATTGACCTATATCACTAAATACGAAGATTTATTTGATGATGAAGGAAAAGCTGTAATTGTGGATGGCAAGAATTATAAAAAGCCAGTAACTCACATTCAAACTGATCAAAACGGTACGCCTATTTTGTCGAATCAACCAGTCATTAATGAAAATGGTGAGCCAGTTTTTGAATGGGTTCAAGCAGTTGATAGTGATGGAAATCCAATCTATGACGAGGTGCCAGTCTTAGACAAAGATGGAAATCCAATCTATGACGAGGTGACTTATGACCCTGAATAGTGATTTCCAGAAGCTGTATGTTGATGGATTAATTCATTTGTATGAATTAGATGCCAGCTCACTTGGAGCTGGCATTTTACGTTTTCACGGGCATATTTCTTATCAAGACTGGGAGAAAATCTACTCTTCAATTGGTTCCGAAGGTTTAATTGGTGCCGACTCTGGCAGCATTGGAAAGATTTTTGATACCGGTGATCAGAAAGTATGGAACCGAAATATTATCTGGCAAGGTCAAGTTTTTGAGCCGATGGCCATGGAAGTATCTGGGCTTGAAATGCGTTCAGATGGTAAAGCTTCAGCGCCAACTTTAAGCATGGCCAACAATATCAACGGCATTCAAAATGCTGTGTCTGCTTACTGTTTGCAGTTTAAAGACTTTGCTGGTGCAAAACTTAAAGTCATTACCACCCTTGCTAAATACTTAGATGCTGAAAACTTTACAAAAGGCAATCCAACTGCTTCGAATGAAGCTAAAGAACAAATCTGGTACATCGAGCAAAAGACATCTGAAAATGCACAACAAGTGACTTTCGAGCTCTCCAATCCAATCGATTTTGAAGGGTTGAAAATTCCTGTTCGCCAAATTACATCATTATGCCATTGGTGCATGATGGGGAAGTATCGGGGCGAAGAATGTGGTTACACAGGTGTTGCAATGTTCACTGATAAAGGTGAGCCAACTGATAATCCAGCACTTGATCGATGCGGTGGACTTCTGCGGTCTTGCCGCTTGCGGTTCGGTGAGAATAAGCCATTGCCTTTCGGTGGTTTTCCGGCTTCAAGTTTATTATGAGGTCTTATGAAACTTACAGCGAAACTAAAAAAAGCAATCATGGCGCATGCTGATGAATGCTATCCGCTTGAATGCTGTGGTGTGATTATTGACAAGCAATATATTGCTTGTCGAAATATTGCCGAACAATCTGATCAATTTGAAATTCATCCCGAGGATTTGGCAAGTGCTGAAGATCAAGGCGAAATCTTAGCTTATGTGCACTCTCATCCAGATGGCACTACACGCGCATCGGAACTAGACTTAATTCAGATTGAGTTACATCAAAAGCCGTGGGTAATTTGTTCATATCCGGATCTAGATTTTCAAGTTTATGAACCTTGTGGTTATCGCGCCCCTTTAGTGGGGCGTAATTATATTCATCATTATCAGGACTGTTATGCACTAGTCCGTGACTTTTATGATCGTGAGCTAGGTATTAAGTTGCCAGACTTTGAACGAAAGGATGGCTGGTGGGAAGACAAAGATCATCCGTCAATATTGGTTGATAACTTTCCGAAGGCCGGATTTTATGAAGTTGATACACCGCAATATGGAGATATGTTGATTTGCCGAGTACCTCGAACTGAACATCCAAATCATTGCATCATTTGGCTGGGAGATAATGCAAATTTAAAGTCAGAAGAAACTGAGCCTTGTATTGGCAATACCTTAATTTTGCATCAACTTCATGACCGTAAATCTATTCGTGAAATCTACGGACAGCAATGGTCAACAAGAACGGTAAAAATCTTGAGGCATAGAGATGTTAAAAACAATTAGGTTGTACGGCATCTTGGGGCAAAAGTTCGGTCGTGAATTTAAGCTCGATGTCGCAAATACTCGCGAAGCCATGCGTGCATTATCTATTCAGATCGCTGGCTTTGAACACTTTATGTTGCATGCACATGAGCAGGGCCTACGCTTTGCCGTATTTTTAAAATCAAAGAACTCAAGTAATAAGCGAGGCAAGAAACGCCCAGCAATTTATGACCATGAAACCAAGCGTGTAATCACTGGTGACAATATTGGTGAAGAGCAGCTAGACATGAATACTGAAGCTGAGGTTATTCATATTGTTCCACGTGTAGTTGGTGCAGGCGGTAATGGAATATTACAGACTGTATTAGGTGCTGTGATGGTCGTGGTGGGGGTTTTAGTAACTGTAGGCACATTGGGCGGTGGAGCCCCACTAGGAGCTGCTCTGATTGGCTCTGGTATTGGAATGATGCTTGGTGGTGTGGCTATGATGCTTATGCCGAAGGTTGATACGACTCAAGATCAAAACCAAGACGGCAATAGAGCAAATAAGGGCTTTGGCGGAGCCGTAACAACGGTTGCACAAGGTAATCCTGTTCCAATTCTTTATGGTCAACGGGAAATCGGCGGCTTCATTGTGAGCGCAGGTCAATATCCTGAAGATCAGATGTAGATTTTAATTATTTAATAGGCGCTTAAAGCGCCTTTTTTATTGCGTGAGATTTCTTATGAATGCAGTAGTAGGCGCAAAAAAAGGCAGTAAAAAACAACGACAACCTGTCATTTCACCAGATTCTGCACAATCTAAAACCTTTATCAAGGTTCTATATGGCTTGGCTGAAGGCGAGATTGAAGGATTAGCTAATGGGCTTCAGTCAATTTATTTAGAAGAAACTCCACTTCAGAATGCAGATGGAAGCCTTAACTTTGAAAATGTAAAAGTTGATTTTAGAAATGGTACTAATGATCAGGAATACATTGAAGGTTTTCCTGCAGTAGAAAATGAAACTGCTATCGATGTGGAGCTGAAGTCTGAAACACCGTGGGTCCGCGCTTTTAGTAATCTTGATCTTGACGCAGTTCGTCTGCGCTTAAAATGGGGACCTTTACGTACTCAGAATGCTACAAATGGTGACGTATCTGGCGTAACAATCGAATACGCAATTGATTTACAGATTGATGGTGGTGTCTGGACTGAAGTACTAAAAACCAAAATTTCAGATAAAACATCTGCAAATTATGAACGTGCTCATCGGATTGATTTACCTCGAGCTGACTCAGGTTGGCTAATTCGAGTTCGCAGACTTACTCCGAACTCAACTTCAGAGTATGTCAGCGACAAGATGTATATTGCAGCTGTAACAGAAGTGATCGATGCGAAATTACGCTATCCAAATACAGCATTATTGGGTCTTCAGTATGATGCTGAGACTTTTGGAAACGTTGCTAAAGTTGCAATGGATGCGAAGGGGAGAATCCTAAAAGTCCCTACAAATTATAATCCGGTTACACGTCAGTATGTTGGAATGTGGGACGGTACTTTCAAAGAGGCATATTCTAATAACCCGGCTTGGATATATTACGATATATGCACAGTAGACCGTTATGCTTTGGGTGACCGCTTAACCCCGCTAATGGTTGATAAGTGGTCTTTATATCGTTTAGCACAATACTGTGACCAAATGGTGCCGGATGGGTTGGGCGGTCAAGAACCACGCTTTACTTGTAACGTTTATCTTCAGAGTGCCGAAGGTGCCTTTGAAATTTTAACTAAGTTAGCAGGTGTATTCCGTGCCATCACATTTTGGGATGGCAATAGCATTATTTGTGATGCGGATATTCCTCAAGATACTTACTTCACTTATACCCGGGCTAATGTTATTGATGGCAATTTTGAATATGCAGGTACTCGTGCTCGAGACAGGCACAATGTTGTAAAAATTGCATGGGATAACCCGGCTAATCACTACAAAACCGAATATGAGTTTGTTCGCGATGAGAAAGCAATTGCTGAAGCGGGCCAAGTTCGTATTCTTGAGCTTGACGCATGGGGATGCACTTCGCGAGGACAAGCGCAGCGAGCAGGCTGGTGGGCATTAAAGTCTGAGCAACTTGAAACACGTACTGTGTCTTTCAAGGTTGGTCTGGACGGTTATATACCATTGCCGGGGAAAGTGATTGAAGTTGCTGATCCTTTATTTGCAGGTCGTGCAAATGGTGGTCGTGTATCAGCTATTTCAGCAGATCGTAAAAGCATTACGCTTGACCGTGATGATGTGGTCGCAGTTGCCGGTGACAGGCTGATTATTAATGGCGAGGATGGCAAAGCTCAAACTCGAATTGTTCAATCGATCTCGGGTCGAGTGGTTACTGTTACTCATGAGTTTGATGCTATTGCCGCTCAAAATGTATGGGTTATAGATGCCCAAGATTTAGCAACAATGAAGTTTCGAGTGATTTCTATTACCCAAGATGAGCATCATCAATTTTCAGTGACTGCACTTCAATATAACCCAGCCAAATTTGATGCCATTGATAAGGGTGCTTATTTTGATGAGGTTCCGATTTCGATTGTGAACCCAACAATTCAGGATCCTGTAACTGATGTCGTTGTTACTGGTGAAAGCCGAGTTGATCAGGGCATCAACGTGGCTACCATGATAGTATCTTGGACGCAGGCAAAAGGAGCCGTTAAATATCAAGTTGAGTGGCGTAAAGATGACGGTAGTTGGATTAAGCTTCCAGTAACCGGCAATAACTCAGTCGAAGTACCTGGTATTTATGCAGGTCAATATCAAGCACGAGTAACAGCGATTTCAGCATTTGAAATAGCTTCTTTACCAGTTTATTCAACTTTGACTGAACTCTCTGGAAAGCAAGGCTTGCCGCCGAAACCCGCTTTTATTCAAGCTACAGGAATTTTATTCGGTATAAAACTTAATTGGGGCTTTCCATCAACTGGTGCGCTTGATACGGCTTATACTGAAATTGAAGTTTCACCAGATGGAACCAGTAATATTGCCCAATTAGGCTTATTCGCTTATCCAACTACCACACATGCGATTCAAGGCTTGCAGTCAAATCTGACTCAATTTTATCGTGGCCGCTTGATCGACAGGATCGGGAATATAGGACCTTGGTCGGACTGGACTCATGCGACAACTTCTGCCGATGCTACAGACGTTCTTGAGCTCTTGAATGATCAAATCAGTGAATCTCAGCTCAACCAGGATCTTAAAACCAAGATTGATCATATTGAGACTATTGATGCTGAAATAGGTCCACTTAAGCAAGATATTCAAAATACGAAAGATCGGATTGCACAAGAAGTCATTGATCGTCAAAACGCTATTCAACAGGCATCGGATGGCATTTCACAGCAAATTATTGATGGTGATGAAAGTGTTCTTGAAGTTGTAGAAACGGTCAAGAAATCAAGTGATGAGGGAATTGCTGCAGCTCAAGAAAGCATTCGTGTTGTTGCAAATGATCTTTCACTTGTAGCTGAAAAAACGGACGGTGTATATGCACAGTTAAATCCACCTTTGATTGGATCTGAGTCTGATTTGATCGGTAATGATCAGGGCTTCGCAGGAACTTGGTCTGTTCAATCGGCAATGATCGAAGGGGACTTAGCACTTAGTAAGCGTATTGATACAACGGCAGTTGAGTTAAATAACTTACAGGCTTATGCACAACGAGAAGTACAAGCACGAATTGAGGGTGATAGGGTAACTGTTCAAAAAATAGATAACTATATCGCAAGCAATGATAGTGCTCTTGCAACTGTACGCCAGTCGGCACAGGTAGCAGTTGAGCAGTCATCGGCAAATGATGAAGCGATTGATTTAATTAATCTTGAGCTTGACGATAAAGCTTCAACGGGACAATTGACGCAAGTTAAGTCAGACATTAAGAATGTAGATGACAAAGTTGCCGCCCAAACAGTACGTATTGACGGTGTTTTCGCGCAACTCAATCCACCATTGATCGGGTCAGAATCTGACTTAATCGGAAATGAAGGAGGCTATGCGGGTGTCTGGTCAGAGCAATCTGCACGTATCGAAGGTGATTTGGCTCAATCTAAACGTACAGATCAAGTTTCTGCACAAATGAATGAGAGCAATGCTTTGTTTCAGCAACAAATCAATGCAAATGCTAGTGCTATTTCTTCAACGATAAAAGTAACGGAAACGTTGCAAACTAAAGTCGGTAAGAATAGTTCGTCTATTCAAAATGTCAGTGAAAGTGTAGATGGCATCTATGCTCAGCAGTTTATCAAGTTCGATGTAAATGGTCATGTTTCAGGCCATGGATCAATGAATGATGGAACTACTTCAACTTTCATTTTTAACTATGACCGTATTCAATTTGGTACTCCAGTGGGTATAGATGGTATTGAGCCAAAACCATTAATGACACTGCAAAATACTCCAGTTACTTTGCCAAACGGTACTGTTATTCCGCGTGGATTGTATGTCGACAATGGTAGTTTTGGATATATCAATGCGAATAGGATCTGGGCTGAAAACTTAAGCGTTATTAGTGCAGACTTGGGGACAATTAAAGTCAAAACTGCGAATATTGAAGATGGCGCAATTGATACTTTAAAAATTAAAGATGAAGCTGTAACAGTTCCAATAGGTGTAAAAGCAATTGATGTAAAGACTATCACTACTTTTGCAGGTGGAGTTACAAGTGGACAGCCTAATAATGATTTTAACAACCACCTATCAGCGTGGGAAAATCATATAGGTACACTTTTACAAGTAACGTTAAATAGAAGTGGTGGAAAAGTTAGAATTGATGCTTCAGTAAATATTTGCACACCTACTTTTGGCGCTTTTAGTGTAAGTGACGGACGAGGTAATCCAATTGCAGCAAATGACAGGGCCATGGCTTCTTTTTATATTTCTATATATCGGAATGGAAATTTAATTGGACGGGGTTCATTAGGTGCAAATCTTGAAACTGGTACTATTAATGTCAATTTCAACGGGACTGCGGTTATCGTTTCAGCTATTGATGATAACAGTACTATTGGCAATGTTACCTACACACTTAAAGCAGGATTTGCTCGACAGGAGGGCGTTAATATTCCATTAAATGTGGAATCAAGAAGCAACTTTATGATTACTTCGAGAACGTTAAGTGTTATTGAAATGAAAAAGTAACAGCACCCAACCGGGTGCTTTTTTATTGCCTAAACGAAAGGGGGAAGGCATGACTGAAAATGAATCATACGGGTTGAGATTTGAAAAGAAAATCGACTCCATTCAGAGTGATATTCGCATGTTGTCAGATCATGTTACTCGACTGACTTTCATTAATGAAGCGCACAAAGAGACTAGCGAACAGAACAAAAAAGATATCGATACATTGGATATCAAAGTCGCCAATTTAGAAAACCGCACAGCAGCGCAAGATGGTGGAATTTCTGTGCTACGTGTATTGCTGGGAATATTTGCAGGCATCGTATTTTCTTTATGTGCTTGGGTTGGTTCTTCAATTATTCAATTAAGCCAAGACCAGTCTTTAATTAAAGAGAAAGTATCACGATTGGAGAAAGCAGGACGATGAACAGTGAAAATACAAGAGCTTATCTAGCTTTCGCATTAGTGGGACTGATGTTTGTTTTAGTGATTGCTTTATTTTTTGTGGATATGCCACGTGAAAATAGCAATCTGATTAATACGGCATTGGGTTTTATTGCAGGGGCTATGACAACTGCATGTGGCTTTTATTTTGGTAGCTCTGAGTTAGAGAAAAAGAAAGGTGAATCCAATGACAACTAAACCATTCTTCGATGCTGCCCGAGTAATTGCAGGCGGCAAGCTTACACAGGCGCAAGTAGACGATCTAAATAAAGTGGTCGAAAAACTTGCACCAGGTGGAAAAACTACAAGTGATGATGGTATAGATTTAATAACTAGTTTTGAGGGCACGCGATTCAATGCTTACGACGATGGTGTAGGAGTCTGGACCATTGGTACTGGCACAACAGTTTATCCTAATGGCGTGAAGGTAAAAAAAGGGGATACTTGTACACCTGAGCAAGCTAAAGCCTACTTCAAACACGACTTGGCCAAATTTGAAAAGACTGTAAATGAATCTGTGATAGTGCCTTTAAGTCAAAACCAGTTTGATGCTTTGGTTTCACTGACTTACAACATTGGCTCAGGTGCTTTTAATAATTCAACCTTATTAAAAAAACTGAATAAAGGTGACTATCAAGGCGCTGCTGACCAATTCCTTGTATGGAACAAAGCAGGTGGAAAAGTTATGAAAGGTCTAGTTCGTCGCCGAGAAGCAGAACGAGCACTCTTTTTAAAGAAGTAACTTATATGTGTCAGCGTACTAAAATTGCATCGATCATCACATTGCTGTGCCTCCTCCTATCAGGTTGCACAGCTCACACAATTAATAGTAATGTGAATGTCTCGATTTGTGTAAGGGCTTTATGATGTCTCAAGTCATGATCATGGTTTCGGAAGCGGGCAGGATGGAGCACACATGTAACCTTCTTGCTGATTTAGATAAGAACGGGAATGTTCTTAAAATCTATGACTACTCATTAAAAGAGTTGACCATTAATTTGGATGGCACTGTGACTTACAACGGTAAAAGATGGACCTTTGATAAGAAGCAAAACTTTTAGTCTTTCCAGCTATCCACAATATCAGCCCAGTCTTGCATCATTTTTCGTCTAGCCTCTAAGTGCTGCGAATGGTCGTACGATGCTTTTGTCTTGTTAGATTCAGCATGAGCAAGCTGTTTTTCTACCCAAGCTTCCTCATAGCCCTTTTCATATAGTAGGGTAGAAGCTGTAGCTCTAAAATCATGAGTGGTAACGCCTTTTAAGCCAATATATTCAAGCATACTGTTAAGCGTTTCTTTAGCTAACATGCCATCATTTTTCTTACTGAAAATAGCAGGGAAAACTAATTCGCTATCACCAGAGATTGTATATTGACGCTTAAGTACTTCATATACTTGGTCAGATATAGGGAGAATATGGATTCTGGATTTTTTCATTGCCTCTTCTGGAAATCTAATAAGTCGTGTATCAAACTCGACCCATTTCCATTGCATCTTTCTAATTTCAATTGCCCGAAGCATTGTATATAAGAGAATGAAGCCAGCATTCTTAACAGTCTCTGTTCCATTGTATTTAGGCAATTGAGTTCTTGCCTTTTTTCTTTCTTCTTTAGTTAAGGCTCTTGCATGTTTTACACGAGGGCGCTTGATCACATCACGTACAGCATAAGTAGGGTCGTTCTCAAGCCTTAAAGTAGCAATTGCATAACGAGTTACAGCACCAATGAATCTTCGATTTTGTAAAGCGGCAGATTCACCTGTCATTTTTCCATTGGTTTCTTTAGTAACACGATTAATCGTATTATTTAAAATCTTCAATACGTCAGCCGCAGTCACATCTTTAATATTTTTTTTGCCAATAACTGGGCATATATCTTTTTCTAAAGCAGTATCGAACTTCTCTTGATAAATTTCAGACTTCAACGTCATACGTTTTTCTTTAAATTCGGCTGCAATAGCGTTGAATGTATTTTTTCCTTCTTCTAATGCCTTGGCCTTATTATTTTGTCTATCTTCTACTGGGTGTATGCCTTTGGCTAATTTTGCTCGCATTTCATCCTTTAAGATTCTAGCGTCTGCCAAAGTAATAGCCGGGTATTCGCCAAGACTCATAGAAGATTCTTTACCATTAAAAACAAACTTAAACCGCCAAACTTTAGCTCCTGAAGGACGAACTTCTATGTAAAGTCTATCTGCATCCAATATTCTGTAGACTTTTTCTTTAGGTTTTAGTGCTTTAATCTTTAGGTCGGAAAGTTTTGCAGAGGACATGAGGTAAGGGTAAGTAGTTTGTTACCCGCATTATTACCCGTTTTTTTGGAGGATGTAAACAAACTATAAGGAACTAATAAGAACAGCAACTTTTATAATTCAATAACTTAGCTTTAAAAAAGGAACTATAGAGAATTAAAATAAACATCGACACTTATTATTCTTTACTACTGTTGCTTTCGCCATAATTCAAACTTCCACAATTGCCCCTATTGTGCCGTAAACTGATGCCAAGGTGAAGTTTTTTCCCACATATCAATATTTCGCCTCATGTATAACTTTTGCTAAAATAGGTGCACAATACAATTAGAGTACTAGCGGATGTCTAAAACGCGTGTAATTTATCCTGGAACATTTGACCCTATCACAAATGGGCACGTTGATTTAGTTACTAGAGCATCAAGAATGTTTGATGAGGTCGTAGTAGCGATTGCAATTGGACATCATAAAAATCCTTTGTTCAGTCTAGAAGAGAGAGTTGCACTGGCACAGTCATCATTAGGCCATCTATCAAATGTTGAATTTGTAGGTTTTGATGGTTTATTGGTTAATTTTTTCAAAGAACAAAAGGCTACAGCAGTACTTCGCGGTTTAAGAGCAGTATCTGATTTTGAATATGAGTTTCAATTGGCTAATATGAATCGCCAGTTGGACCCACATTTTGAAGCCGTGTTTTTAACACCTTCCGAACAGTATTCTTTTATTTCTTCGACGTTGATTCGAGAAATTGCACGCTTAAAAGGGGATGTAACCAAGTTTGTTCCGCAAGCTGTGGTTGAAGCTTTTGAACGTAAACATCAACAAGGTTGGTAAAGTGTCGTTATATATCACCGATGAGTGCATAAACTGTGATGTTTGTGAACCAGTTTGCCCAAATGAAGCTATTTTTATGGGTGAAGTGATTTATGAAATTAATCCAGATTTATGTACCGAGTGCGTTGGTCACCATGATCAGCCACAATGTCAATTATTTTGTCCAGTCGACTGTATTCCTAAAGATCCGCAGCATGAGGAAACGGAAGAACAGCTATTAGACAAATATAAAAGATTAATTGCTCAAAAAAGCACAAGCAATTAGTGAATAAATTTGTTAATATGCGCCCTCGAAGTGAGCCGGATGGTCGCTGCTGTGGAGGTCTCCGTGACTGAAGCAGGAGAGGAAAGTCCGGGCTTCATAGGGCAGGGTGCCAGGTAACGCCTGGGCGGTGAAAGCCGACGGAAAGTGCAGCAGAGAGTAGACCGCCTCATTCGTGAGGTAAGGGTGAAAGGGTGCGGTAAGAGCGCACCGCGCGGCTGGCAACAGTTCGCGGCACGGTAAACTCCACCCGGAGCAAGGCCAAATAGGGGTTCACTAGGTACGGCCCGTACTGAACCCGGGTAG